CATTTCCAAATAATTGTACCCCATATAACCTAACATCATTTTCACTATCAGTATGTGATTCATCAAAAGTATCATAAAGTATCTTTATAGAAGATACATTATGAATTTCTCTAGGAAAATCTAAAGCTAATGTAATGTTATTTGTATTATAAGCTGTCCTACCAGTATCCCAATTTAAAGTTAATTGACTGCTTTCTCCCTCATTTATTATGACGCGTCCCGTTAAAACTACACCAACACTAATAACTATACGATTTGCGAATTGGGGTTTATTATTATTTATAATGATTTTAGTATATCCTACTTCTTCATTAGTATTTAATACTATCATTGAATTATTAGTAACATCATCATCAAATACATGAGCTATTGTACGAAAATCAGTATGTAATGGATGTGAGGATCCAGAGCTAGGAGTGTTTTCTACAGTAAGATCTCCATTAGCATGGAGGGTATTTAATCTGAGGTTACCACCGTTACGTTTATGATTAAAAAGAGACATGTTTTAATTTAAAATATAATGTTTACTTAATCTACTTTGTTGTGCTACATTTTCAGT